TTAACTGATCTGCCGAGTCCAGCCGGAGCCGACATATTGGCTATTGTGGACGACGTTTCAGGTACACCTACCACCAAGAAAGTAACCGTTACCAATTTAATGGGGCAAGCTCCCGTACAAAGTGTCAACACAGCAACAGGTGCAGTAGTACTGGATGCCGACGACATCGACGATACTTCAACCACTAACAAGTTTGTTACTGCATCAGACATTACGAACCTTGGTAACTTAAGCGGTACGAATACAGGTGACCAAGACTTAAGCAGCTACTTACAAAGCGTATCAGCTGGTGATTTAACAGACGCTAACTTTGACGGATTAGAAATCTCAGGATTCGACGCTTCGATCAACGATCAAACAGGAACCACCTATACATTAGTAGCTGGAGATAACGGTAAAGTAGTAGTGTTGGATAATGCTTCTGCTGTAACTGTCACAGTACCAAGCGGTTTGGGAGCAGGGTTTAATTGTAGCTTTGTACAAAAGGGAGCGGGTCAAGTATCGTTCAGTGCTTCAGGAGTTACCATCAACAACAGACAGTCCCACACTAAGATCAACGATCAGTACGGAGTAGCGAGCATAGTTGCTTACGCTGCTGATACCTTTGTTCTTGCTGGCGACACCGCTGCGTAACAGATGTTCGTACTTCCTACATTCGGATTAGGCGTAGTAGCTAGTCCTACTCGTGTCGGGTTTGATGGTACACTAACATTCCCAACCATCCAAGTATTCGATAACGAAGCAGACTTCATTTCCTATACAGATGCACCCGACTACACCATCGTCCACGCAAAAGACACCGATAAGTTGTATGTGTGGAACGGTAGTGGGTGGTACATTTATAACAACGACTCAACTGTATAATTTATGAGTACACTTACAACACACACCACAGCGAGCAGAGATTCTCACTCAATCGGTCTTTGTAAATTTAACACCACAAGTAAAGCTATCGAAGTATCGGATGGTACGAATTGGATGGTTTATAATTATGATCGATTTGCCTCAGATGAGTTTCCTAGTAATAGTCACAGTGCTTATTTTGATAACACTAATGATTACATTTCAATACCTACTATCTCAGAATTAAATTCACCAAGTGCTTGGAGTTTTGCTTGTTGGTTTAGATACCAAGGAACGCCTAGTGCTTCTTCTCATGTCCTTGCATCAGCTGGTTCTGGTATCTCTGACAGGTTTTATATTGAGCTAACTAGCACGAGTAATATTAGGTTTGGTAATGATGGAGGTTTTGCTGACATATCTATCAGTACAGTAAATAATACTACATGGTATCATTTAGCTTTAGTACAGTCAGGAACAAGTGCTGAAGTATATTTAAATGGTACTTCACAAGGAACTGCTACAGTCAATTCACCTAACAGTGGTTGGGGTTCATCTGTTAGAATTGGGCAGTATTTTTCGGGTGGCTTCCCTTGGTCTGGTTATCTTGATGAAGTAGCTATATTCGACTCAGCTATATCAGGTACTGAAGTAAATAGTATATACAATGATAAAATTTATCCATCTCGTTTTGCTTTTTGGAGAATGGATGGTGATGCCACAGATAACGAAGGTAACTACAACGGCACTAACAACGGAGTAAGTTTTGTAACTTCTACTAAACCATACTGATAAATATGAATAATAGAACATATGTTATAGCAGCGGCTTCCGAGGTTAGTAGCTTTGACTTTGACCAACTCATCGACATTGACGAGTCTTACAGCCGAAAAAGTTTAGACGGTTCGAAGATACTAGCACGGTACGAAGGCACACAACCATTCTTTTTGCTCGGTAAGACGGAGTACAATTACTCCGAGATACTAAGCATCTTGAGTGGTCCTGAGTGGACGAGCGAAGAACCTATCTAAGGTATGCACGAAACAGCCCAAGGGCTATACCACAGCTTAGAGAACCAACGGTACTCTTTCTTAGATCGAGGTCGTACTTCTTCTGAGCTTACACTTCCTTATGTCTTACCGCCTGACGGACACAGTCACGCTAGTAAGTACTACACACCGTACCAAGGTATAGGAGCTAGAGGTGTATTAAATCTAAGCAGTAAGTTATTACTGGCATTACTTCCACCTAACGCTCCGTTCTTCCGACTTGTTATAGATAAGTATGAGTTAGACAAAGCGAAGGAAGATATAGGAGAACAAGGAGCTGAACAACTACGTACTGACTTAGAGAAAGCATTAGCTGATGTAGAGCGTAGTGTATCACAAGAAGTAGAAGTACAGAACTTTAGGAACGGTATATTCCAAGCACTTAAGAACTTACTTGTTACTGGTAACTCTTTGTTATATCTACCTGACGAAGGTGGGATGCGTGTCTTTAAACTTGATCGTTATGTTATCAAGCGTGATCCAATGGGTAACGTTACACACATAGCTATTAAAGAAACTGTAGCTCCAATGATGCTCCCTGAGAGTGTACGTGAAGAAGTATACAAGCAAGAGAAAGAAAACACTTGTGATCTATATACAGCGGTAGTGCGAGAAGGAGATCACTTCAACGTTTATCAAGATGTCAAAGGTATCCTCATCGAAGAAAGTGTGGGTAAGTATCCAATCGATAAGTCCCCGTGGCTCCCGTTACGTTACACCCAGATTGATGGAGAGGACTACGGCAGAGGATTTGTTGAAGAGTACATCGGAGACCTCAAGTCGTTGGAAGCACTCACAAAAGCTATCGTCGAAGGTAGTGCAGCAGCTGCTAAAGTATTGTTCATGGTCAACCCGAACGGTACAACAAGATCGAGAACCTTAGCAGAAGCACCTAACGGAGCAATCGTACAAGGTAGTGAAGCAGATGTATCGGTGTTACAACTTAATAAGTTCAATGACTTCCGTACTGCTCAAGCTACTATGGCTGGTATAACAGATCGATTGAGCCAAGCTTTCTTACTTACATCAGGAGTAGTTAGAGATGCAGAACGAGTAACAGCTGAGGAGATACGTATGCTCAGTCAAGAGCTAGAAGCTGCACTTGGTGGTCTTTATTCTTTGTTATCACAGGAGCTACAGCTACCCATCGTTAATCGATTGATGGCTAAGATGTCCAAGGACAAGCGACTACCTAAGATACCTAAAGATATTGTTAAGCCTACTATTGTTACTGGTGTTGAAGCACTAGGTCGTGGTAATGATCTTAATAGATTAGATATGTTCCTTGCTGGAGCTAACCAAGTAGTAGGACCAGAAGCTGTAACTCAATACTTAAACGTCAGTGATTACTTTAAACGTCGTGCTACTGCTTTAGGCATAGAGACGGAAGGCTTAATCAAGACGGAAGAAGAAATTCAACAAGCTATGCAGCAAGCACAACAACAAGAAATGATGATGAAGTTGGGCGGACCTGCAGTAGCACCTGCTATCAATGCTGCACAAGAGCAGTACATGGCAACCCAACAACAAGAACCACCGCAAGAGGAATAACAAACAATGGCTGAATTACACCGAGTAGAGATTAATGAGAAAGCACCAAGCGAAATCGAACCCACCGAAGAAGAAACCAACACAGAGGAACTATCGGAAGAACAAAGCGACCGCCCGGAATGGCTCCCCGAAAAGTTCAAAGACCCAGCGGACATGGCGAAAGCGTACTCCGAGTTGGAAAAGAAACTTGGACAACCTACTGAAGAAAGTACGGAAGAGTCTGAACAAGTTGAAGAGAAAGCTGAGGACCAAGAAGAACAAACTGAAGAGAACACTAGTGAAGCATACCAAGCGGTTGCGGAAGCGAGTAAAGAGTTCTTTGAAAACGACGGTCAACTTAGTGAGGAAACTTATAACACTTTAGAGAAAGCTGGACTACCTAGAGATTTAGTTGACAGCTACGCAGCAGGTCAGCAAGCATTGTTATCATCTGAAGAAGGACAAATCAAAAGTGTGGCCCAAGGCAACTACGATGAAATGGCAACGTGGGCGAATGAGAATTTACCACAAGAAGAAATCGATGCTTTTGATGAGGCGGTCACGGGTGGTACAATTTCGCAAGCTAAGTTAGCAGTTCAAGGACTGTACGCACGTTATCAAAACGAAGTAGGTGCAAGACCTAAACTTACACAAGGAGGAGTCAATGGTGCATCTACTATGCCGTTTAAGAGTATGCAAGAATTAGCTCGTGCTCAATCTGATCCACGATATAAGAGTGGTGATAAAGCTTATCACGAAGAGATTGACAGACGACTCCAAGTAAGTAGTATTTAAATTTGTTCTGTTCATTATTATAGGTATAGTTCCCCTAGCGTTGGTTATTGGTTTGCTGACGCTAGGGGTTTTTCGTTATGATGACTGTAATGAAAGAGTTAAACGAAAACACACAGGTGAAAGCCAACTTAGCATTTGTAGCTAAAGTAATAGGCATAGTCGGTACAGCTGTGTGGGGGTATAGCGTCCTTTGGAACAAGCTCAATGCGTTAGATTTAGAGATTATGAGGATCAAACATGACGTAGAACTTAATGCGGAGTTCCGGGTGAAGTGGCCTAGGGGCGAGTTAGGTGCTTTACCTGCAGACGCTACTCAAGATATGCGTTTGATGTTCATGGAAAAGCAAGTAGGCAAACATGAAGAACTACTTGAGAACTTACGATACGGAGACTTAAAGTGAGATGGGTGAACTACTTATGTTATTTATCACGGGCGGTGGTAGCACTGCTATGGGGGCGATTCTTAAAGGCGTTTTTGGATATGTCTTTGAAGCCAAGGCACAAAAGCACGATCTTGAAATGGCGAGAGAGGCTCGTGCAAACGACAATTTCCTTCGACTACAAGCTGAAATCGCTAAAGGAGGTACTGGTGAGTTTGTTTCTTTTACTCGTCGTTGTCTTGCTATTATCGGGGTGTCTACGCTCTGTACTTGTATCATCCTCTGTACCATCTACCCACAAGCAGAAATCGTCACCTTTACAAACGCAGATGGAGAAGGTGTCAACGAGTTCCTCTTCGGACTTATCAGTTTCCAAG